CTTCTCTTTACGAATTTTGGTCAAATTCAGATATTGCATCTTGGATTGGAATAGGTTTGGCTGCGGTAGGGTGTTTAGGAGCATTGTTAGCGACGGTATTTGGTCAATCCAATGATCCTTTAAAGGATGCACCAGTTTTGTCAGAAGATGTCTTTACCCACGGTAGACAGAAGAGATCCAGGGTAGAAATTAAATCACGAGCTAAAATGACTGGATATGCGGAACCTATACAATCAGGTCATTCTGATCAGCATAGAACGCCTTATCAACAACCTCATTACGTACCAGTAGTTGGTAGTCACTCAGATCAGCATCGTACTCCTTACAATCAACCTCACTATGTACCTGTTGTTGGAGGAAACTCAGATCAACATAGAACTCCTTATGAGGGCAATCGGTACGTTCCACAGATTGAGACTCATGGATCGATGGAGGATATTATGGGAAGAGCTCGATTGATAGGAGGGAATGTTCGAGAAATTATGTTTCAGTATTCCACTTATCAGTTCAAAGGGTACATACTTATGAATGGTAATGTGGGCATGATTCCAGCTCATTTTCTTAGAGGATGGGGAACTGGATTTGACTCAATTCAGTTTTTAGGATTTGGAGATAAGGCTACTCTGGCTGTCGATCGAAGAAAGGTGAGGATTGTGTTTTGTGATGGAGGAGAACAAGGAGATTTGCAGCACCCTGCAGATACTATGTCGTTTCATCATGGAGATCTTAAAATGCCTACACGAGATCTAGCGTTTTTGCATTTTCATCCGAAGGTTTTTCCTCCTGCTATTAAGCTTACTTGTAATTTTAGGTCTCGAGAATTTAGAGATCTGCCTGACAAGGTAGGGCGAATTCATAGGAAGTATATTAAAGGAAATTTTATTGACACTGTGCCCTTTACAGAGAATGTTAGATTTAAACAGGATCCTTTGACTGCAAGGTTCAATGTAAATGGGGAGTGGCATATGATCAAGACTAATGATGTTATCGTACTTCATGATCTTCCTAG